ATCAGCCTCAGGCATCGGCGTCCTCTACGCCAAGGGCTATGTAGCCCCGCTCTTCCTTCAAGACACATCCTTCATCTGCTTTGGCATCGCAGCCATGTTCATTGTCGTGTGGGGCTGGACGCTCAATGAGACTATTGGCGTCTCCATTGATCTCAATTGGGATGAGGATCACGGCGCGCGGCCGGCAACCGAGATCGAGCGCGACAAGGACATGGCCAAGGTCCAATGGCTCGTTGAGATGCCAGAGATCATGACGGCTCTTGGCCTGATCGGCACTGTCCTTGGCCTCTACATCACCATCAAGGGCATGAGCACGGCCGAGATCGGGGGTGGAGTCAAAGGCGCTACGGCCATGCTTAACTCACTCATGGATGGCTTCTTCGTGGCGATCCCGACAACGATTGTCGGAGCCGTGTGCGCGCTCTGGCAGTGGGCCAACGCGCGCATGCTCAAGACAGCTCTCTCGACGCTGTGGAGCAATCGGATTATGGCCGCCAATGAAGTGGTGTTCGATTGATGGGCGGCAATCTCTACAAAGACGTTCTCTTCGCCTTCGTCTTCATTCTATTGGTCATGCTGACCACGCTTCTGGCGTTTCTCAGCGATCCGACAGAGGAGGCCAAGGCGGACCCTCCCGGCACGCTCGCGATGGCCATCACCTGGCCTGAGGGGAATACGGATATCGACCTATGGAGCTTCGGCCCGCAGGAGATCGCCCCGGTCGGCTACAGCAATCTAAGCGGCTCTCTCTTCAACCTCCTACGCGACGATCTTGGCAATATGCCGGACGCGCTCGGGCTAAATTTTGAGCACGCTTACACGCGCGGAATCGTGCCGGGGGAATACGTGTTTACGGCGCATTGCTTTCGTTGTCCCGTCCTGCCCCAAACCGTGAAGGCTGAAGTCACGATCACGGACCAAAAGGGGCAGAAGAAAACCCATCCGCTGGTCACGACCTCGATCACGCTGACGCGCCAGGGAGAGGAGAAAACCATCATCCGCTTCAAGCTGGACGCTGAAGGCAACCTTGTCCCCAACAGCATGAACCAAATCCCGCGCAAGCTGAGGAGCCCAACGGCGCAATGAGCACCCCCATTCCCTACTTCCTCGCGCTCGCGGCCATTCTCTTCTTTCTCGTGCACGCGACCGTTTGGAGCCGGCGCGGTACTTGGGCTAGGCCGGCGGCCATCGTCATTCTCTTCATCGCTCTTCCCCTCTTCGCAGCCGCCTACGTCGAGTCCATGGGCTTCCATCGTCCGATCAATCTGGCGTGGGGTCTCAAGAAGGCCGAGATACAAATCCTCGGAATCAAGCTCGTGCAGGATAAGGCTATCTATCTGTACGCTGACGATCCCTCGCGAGAAGAGCCTCGTCCCTTGAGCCTCCCGTGGTCGAATGAGATAGCGGACAAGCTCGCCAAGCTCGCGGACCAATCGCAACAGGAGGGAGGAGACGGAACCTTCATGTTCCGCTTTGACCCTAGCTTGGACGTAAACGCTAACCAGTTCCATCCAATGCCGGTTCAAAAACAGCCGCCCCCCAAGGCGGCACCACCGCCACCGTTGATGTATCAAGACTCTTGAAAGGGGCAATTATGACAGTGCGTGCCAAGTTTACGTTCGACGGATATGAATCCGGTCTAAGTCAGAAACCAGATACAAAATCAGATGGCTCTCGCGATTGGAATAACGTTACGATAGTTGAAAAGAGAACCCTTAAGTTTTCTCCCGTGTTTCCAAACAACGACCCAGTTCATGAGAACAATCGCTTCTGGGATGCCAGCCCGAGTGGGCGCTTGGAGCTTGGTTGTATTAACCCAGAGGCGTGGTCTCAATTCGAGTTAGGTCGCGAGTACTATATCGACTTCACCTTGGCCGACTAATATGGACATTCTAATCCTCATCTGCGCACTGACGGTCTCCGCTCCCGACTGCCAGAAGAAGACCGCCATCCATGAAATGCACACTGAGATCGCCACTCCCGACCTCGTAAACTGCCAACGCCACGGCATCCTGTACGCGGCCGAGTCCGGCCTCGTGACGGCGGGAACGTATCCGAAGATCGTGTGCGCCTTTGGCCCGCGCCCCAAGAACGTAGGCTAAGCCTCTCCCGTCAACAACAAGAAGGAAGCCAGAATGGCGCAAGCTTCATATCCGCGTGAGATTCTTGAAGAGACATTGGAGGCGGTAGCCAAGGCTGGCAACAAGAAGGCGGCGGCGAGGATGCTAGGCATCCCTGAAGGCACTTTGAGAAGCCGCTACGACGCAGCCGTGGCGCGTAATATACAGTTGCCCCGCTCCCAAACCAAAAGCGAGATCGAGCTTCCCGACTTCCCGGACGATGACATTCCGGTCGAGGATATCATCGCTCATATGGCCCGGCGCTTCGAGAAACGGCAAGCCAGCTTCGACGCCCACACATGGTTCCCTGTTAGGATAAAGGACGACAAGCCCATAGGGCTTCTCGCCGTGGGCGACATTCATGCCGACGACAACGGGGCCGACTGGCCCCTTATTCTTGAGCATAGCGAGATTTGCAAGCGTACTCCCGGCATTCACGCCATCAACATAGGCGACAGCACGAATTGCTGGGGAGGATCGCTGATCCGCAAGTACGCGGATCAGGACACATCCGTCTCCACCGCAAGGAAGCTTGTCGAATGGCTACTCCTGAGCAGCGGAATTCCATGGTTGATATGGCTTTGGGGCAACCATGAAGTCATGGGCGACGGAACGGCCCTGCTTGCGCAGATGGCGAAGCGCTACGGCACGAGCAAGATCGTCATGCACGATTGGGAGGCGAGGTTCGTTTTGAATTTCCCGAACGGAACCGCGATCAGGGTTTTCGCCGCCCACGATCATCCAGGCAATAGCATGTGGAACCCGCTTCACGGACAAGTGAAGGCGGCAAAATTCGGAGATGCCGATCTTGTCGTGGCGGGGCATCGGCACAATTGGGCGTTCTCGCAATGGGAGATGGCCGAGCGCGACACCGTCCCGCTCATGGTTCGTGTCGCCTCCTACAAGCGATTCGATGACTACGCTAGGCGCAAGGGTATCATAGAGCAGCGGGAGGGGTCATCCGTCCTCATCGTCATTGATCCAAAGGCCAGAACACGCTCGGGGCGCATGAAGGCGTTTCCTGACGTGGCGGATGGGGCGGATTATCTGACTTACCTGCGCAAGAAAGAGGCCGCATAATGGCCCGTGAGATCAAAATCATTGAGAAGAAACTTGGCAAGCATAAGGTTCATGGCTTCGCATGCTTCAATGAACACACGATTGAAATCGATCCGCGCCTCAAGGACTGCAAGCGTCTTGAAATTCTCCTACACGAAGCTCTGCATCTGATCTTTCCATTCCTTGATGAACTAGAGGTTCAACGCGGCGGGGAGGAACTGTCGGCTGTTCTGTGGAAAGACGGATGGCGTAAGCGGGCGGTGACACATGGACCGGCTTAAGAAACACAGGCTTACATACTTAGCCACCCCATTCACCTTATTTAAGGGTGGGCTTAACGAGGCGTTCCAAAGTGCATCAGCTTTGGCAGCTTGCCTGATGCGCGCCGGCATTCCTGTCTTCTGCCCCATCGCGCACAGTTACCCGATTGCAAAATATGGCGGCATCGATCCGACATGGCATGAGTTCTGGCTGTCGGGAGACAAGCCGCTCATGGAGGCGGCCGACGCGCTCGTTGTCGGCATGATGGACGGATGGGATCAAAGCAGGGGGGTGTCAGAAGAAATCAACGTTTTTAGGACGGCCGACAAGCCAATCTACTTCTTAAACCCAGAAACTCTAGAGGTGAGCGATGCAGCTTGAGCCCTTCCATGAAACGAGTGTGCTCTTATCCGAGCGCCAGAAGACACATGGATCATTTGCCGATAACGCCGCCATCTCGCAGGCCCTCAAATGTGAATTCCGTGAGTCCCCCAGCTGGCATTCACTAACTCCCGTAAAGCAGGAGGCGCTTGAAATGATCGCGTTTAAACTTTCGCGCATCCTGTCGGGAAAGGCTGATGAAGCGGATCATTGGGCCGATATCCAGGGCTATGCCGGCTTGGCCCTCAAAGAGATTACCGATGTCCATCCCTAAACCACTGTTCCGATTCCTGCGACTTGTCTACGCCAGCCCTTATGCGATCAAACACCTCGTTCGGCAATATCCCAATATGGGTAAGTTCCAGGCTCTCAATTCTTTTTATTATCGCCTTTCGACCAACCTTCTTGGCATGGTGATATGCAGCAAAGCTCTTCTTTGTCAGGCCAAGAACAGGGGTATTCGTCTCCAACAGACAGGTTTGGTCAGAACCGTACTGAAGCGAGCAGATGGGAACCAAGTACACATCTCCGTTTTTTTCGTCGTCGTAAAGTACGATGCAAATGTGGCCCCTGCTGCCATCATGCCTCGGGCCAGTGTCGGGGTAGAAAATCGCCGATCCTCTAACAGGAAGCGGGGTCAAAATTCACCGTCCGATTATCATTTCAGCACTGCGATAATCTACGACACTATTTTCCAGTTCATCCGGGTCTGGGTGATTTACAGCTGCGGCTATCTCTCGCGGTGATATGGGGAGCCTGCCCTCTTCCACTTCCGCATACTCGCTACAATTCCGGTGCGTCCAATTCCGGAGTTGTGACGCACTCATCCAGCCGAACGTAGTCCATACATGGCTAATTATTTTTCTATCCGACTCACTCAGTTCATCTAAGGCTTTGTCATCTAGGTCTTTTACGGCGAAAATATCCTTCTTTCCATCTTTCTGGACGTAACACGACCATGTTTGTTGGTCTAATTCCCCATTCATGCCATTAAGCGAGCTAGAGCATATTGGGCCATGCGGCAGAGAATAATACTCATCGTAGAGCATTGGCCTGCCGCGCTCACGTATACTCTCCCGTTCCATAAGATAAATAAGTTTGATTAGTTTTAGCTTGTCCATCTTACCCGTGGACAACTTAAGGAATAAGCCAGCAACTTGCGCAGCCTTCCTAGATCGAAAGCCTACCAATGGTTCAAATGCATATTTCATGCTCAGTCCACCCCGCACCAACTCAATCCCGTTCGCCAGTTTTGACCCTGAACGGAACCGGTCTTCCGTGTGGCTTCGGCTTCGTCCGCAGCATCACACGGAGCACGTCGTCGGGGTCGATCTCGGGGCGCTCAGTTTCCGCCTCTAACTCGCGATCAACTGGCTTCTTGTCGGTTCCCACGGTTCCACCGCGATTGTGAATAGCGCGAACAGCGCGGGAGCGCGCTTGAGAATCGGGATTGCGTTGCCGCAGAGTCCTGATTCGCAGCGAACCGGACGGCGACCGCTCACAACGAATCACCGTCCGCCCGTTGCTGGCGACCCTGATAGCTCTCATAGAGCTACGGGCCATTCGACCGGGCAGGAGGAGAAGTCCCTCTGCCAGGTCACCCTACGGTAGGGCTTGCGAGCTGGTGCCGGGGCAGGGTGTTGGAGCCATCGCCCTCGGGTTCGATTCCCGACAAGTCCACCGATTCTCAAGCACGCTTGAGCGTGCATCCTATGCACATACGCTTTTTGCGTAAATCGCAAATTTGCCCGCGCTTCTCCTAAAGTCCCATGCCTCATCGTGAGGCATCACGAGTCAGGTACTTCAAGTGCATAAACGCCTAAGGCGACTCTCCCGGACGCAAATCAAGGAGACAGCCCATTTCTGGGAAAGTCTCCATCCCCTATCTACCACATTCAGCACACAGAGGAAAGAAGAAAATGGCGCTAAAGACCAGCCTTGAGGGGACAATGGAGATTGCCTCGCATGAAGGCATCGTAACCAGCCGCTACAAGGACAGCGTTGGAGTATGGACAATTGGCGTCGGGCACACAGCCGCAGCGGGTGCTCCAAACCCAGCCACATTTACGGGCGAGATGACGCTAAAGGAGTGCATCGACCTCTTTCATCGCGATCTTGCCAAGTACGAGGCCCGTGTGAACAAGGCGTTCACCGTCCCCCTAAAACAGCACGAGTTCGATGCGGCGGTCAGTTTCGACTACAACACAGGCGCAATCGATAAGGCGACGTGGGTCAAGCTATTCAATGCCGGAGATCGCAAGGGAGCCATCGACGGGATCATGAACTGGCGCAAGCCGCCGGAGATCATTCCGCGCCGGCAGAAGGAACAGAGGCTCTTCTCTTCCGGAGCGTACGCAAATGGCGGGTTCGCGACTGTCTACCCTGCCGATGCTAGCGGAAAGGTGCTGTGGAGCAAGGGCCAGCGCATTGACATCAGGAAGGCCATGGGAGCCTCGCCAGCACCAGCTCCAACCCCATCCCTGCCGCCGGATGTAGAACCTACTACCAAACAGAT